CCGGTAATATGCGGAGCGCATGTTTATGCGGAGTTGCGGGCAGCTCGGGTTGCGCCGCCTTGGTTTTTTGGGGTTTCGACTCCGCATAATCATGGCCCGGATTTGCCTGAGAGCATGGCGAGGAGCTTGTCGGGCGGGCGGAAGCGTCCCGGTTTCAGTTTCGGCATGGCGGCACCTGCGATCATCTCGAGTTTCTCAGTCGGATCGGCGCGCAGGTATATCTCGGTGCTCTGGATGCTGGCGTGTCCAAGCCAGAGCGAGACCTTTCGGACGTCGCCCGTAGCCTGCAGCGTGTGCATGGCGCAGCTGTGCCGGAGCACATGCGGCGTCACCCGCTTTTCCAGGAGCCCCGGCTCCGCTTTCGCCGCCACCGCCACGTGCCGGGCGAGGACGTATTCGAAGCCCGATCGCGACATCGCCCGGCCGCTGCGGTTGTGGAACAGGGCGGCATCGCCGTCCGGATCGCGCAGACGCAACCACGCCTCCAGGGCGGTCCGCGTCTCCTTCCAGAGCGGGAGGATGCGCTCGCGACGTCCCTTGCCGGTCACATGCAGGCTGGCCGGATCGCGACGGTCGTAATCGGCGAGCCCCAGTCCGGTCAGTTCGCTGACCCTGAGACCGCAGGCATAGGCGAGGCTGAGCATGGCCCGGTCGCGGACGCCCTCCCATCGCCGTGGATCGGGCGCGGCAAGCAGCGCCCGGATCTCGGCCCGCGAGAGCCAGGCCACCAGCGCCTCGTCGGCCTTCTTGCGCGGGATCGCGTGCACCTGCCGGATCTGCTCGAGCGACGCCGGGACGCGGTGTTCGAGGAACCGGAAGAACGCCTTGATGGCGGCCAGCCGGGCATTCCGTGTGCGGACGCTGGCGCCGCGCCGCTCGATATCCTCGAGGAAGGCGAGGATCAGCGAGGCGTCGATGTCCTCGAGCATCAGCGCCGAGGGCGCCCGGCCGAGCCTCGTCGCGGCGAAGCGCAGGAGAAGCGAGAGCGTCTGCGTATAGGCGTCGATCGTGTTGGGGCTGGCGGCGCGGTCCACGGGCAGGTGCTCGCGCAGCCAGGCGGTCAGATATCTGGCCAGCGCGGTCATGGGCGATCCCCCGCCGCGAAGGCCTCGGTGCTCGCCGCGATCCGGCCGAGCACGGCGGGCGTGCCCTCGAGATACCAGTAGGTATCCACAATGTTGACATGGCCGAGCCAGCTGCTCAGCGCCACCATATGGCGGGCGACGGCACCGCGCTCCGCGGCGCAGGCTTCGAGCGAGCGCACCGCGAAGGTGTGGCGCAGATCGTGGATCCGCGGGTTGCGACCGCCGTGCGCGGCGCCTGTCAGACCGGTCAGCGCCAGCATGCGCCGGAAGGTGCCGCGCACGGTCCCCTCCGACAGCCGCCCACCCCGGTCGCCGAGGAACATGGCCCCGGACACATCCGGGATCCACGCCCGCCGGTCGAGGTGCGCCTTGAGTACTGTCTCGACCGTCGGGTGCAGCGGCAGGAGCCTGCGCCCCCGCCGCTTGGCCTCGCGGATCAGAAGCCCGTCCGGCGCGACATCGGCAATGTCGAGCCCGAGCGCCTCCGATATGCGCATGCCGGTCGCGGCCAGAAGCCCGAAGAGGACCCGGTACTGCCCCGGCACACGGCAGCGTCGGCTGGCGCACCGGTCGGCAACGGCTACGAGGCTGGCGACCTCGTCTGGCGCGTATATATACGGTGCCGGACGCTGCCTCGTCGCACGCGGCAGCAGGTCGGGCGGCGGCACCTGGTGACGGGCATCCTCGGCGACCGCGGCCAAGGCGAAGCGGCGAACGGTCAGGTAGAGCGTGCGGCGCCTTTGGGGAGACGCGCCCTTGCGCGACCAGGCGAGAACGGTCGCGGTCCGGACATGGCTCTCACCGCGCCTCTCCGCGAAGGCCGCGTAATCGGCGAGGCGCTCGGCCTGCTCGTCGAAGACGAAGCCGCAAGCACGCATCAGCGCGACATGTCGTTGCACGGCGGCACTCAGCATGGCCGGTCCTCCGGCCAGGCCTGCGCTATGCCACGCAGAGCATCGAGATCGACTTTGGCGTAGTTGGCGGTGGTCGAGACGGAGCGGTGCCGCAGCACCGTGCCGATGGCCTCGAGGCTCGCCCCGTCCTCCAGCATGGCACGCGCCGCCGAGTGGCGCAGCAGATGCGCACCACGCGACGGGGTGTTCGTCAGCCCCGCCCGGTCGAGGGCGCGGGCCACGATCTTGGAGATCGCCGCCGATTCCGTGAACGGACGCCAGGGCGGCGCATAGCGCAGGAAGACATGCGGATCGTCCACCTGCGGGCGACCGTCCTCGAGCCAGACGAGCAGCGCATCGCCCACCTCCTGCGGCAACGGCAGTCGGCTCTCGCGCCGCCCCTTGCCGCTGAGCGTGATCCGCCCGCGCGCCCAATCGATCTGGTCGAAGCGCAAGGTCCGCACATCCTCGGCCCGAAGCCCGAGCCGGGCGAGGAGAAGCAGGATCGCCCGGTCTCGCCGTCCCGTCGGCGTGGCAGGATCGCAGGCGGCGAGCAGCCCGGTCACCTCCTCCGGCCGCAGACCGCGCGGCAGATGATGGCCCTTCCAGTCGGCGATCGTCGGGACGGCCGCGACCAGAGCCGGATCGCATTGCCCCATCGCGCTGTGATAGCGCAGCCAGGACCGCAGGACGGTGGTCGTGCGCTTCAGCGCCCCTCGGCTCTCGCGCCCGCGCCGGTCGAGGATCACGCTGCGCAGACCGGCGGCCGTCCATGCCGACGGGTCCGTCCCGATCACCGGCAGAAGCTGGCGCAGCCCCTTGGCGTGGCAGCGCGCCGTGATGTCCGACAACCCGCGGTGCCGCGCGAGCCAGTCGAGATAGGGCGTGACATGGTCCGCGTAAGGGTCATCCGACGGCGTCGGAGCGAGCACGCCCTCGGCAACGAGGAAGCGGGTGAACCGCTCGGCGCGGAACAGGTAGCGCCGCGACCGCGGACCACCCCGCCGCTGCCCGCCGCACTGGCAGTTGTGCCCGGCGAAGTCGCATAGGAGCGCATCGCCCGCGCCATCGAGCGTCCGCCCGCTCAAATGCGCCCAGGCGCAGAAATGCCGGGCTGCCGCAACGAGGCAGTTGGTGGTGTAGGCATCATAGCCCACTCCGCTGATCGCCCGGGCATAGGCCGCAACGAGGCCCGCATGCGGGCCCGGATCCATCGCCCATCGCTCGGGCAGCAAAAGAGGTGTCGTCGTCATGTCGAAGTCTCCGATGATCGCGCCCGAAGGCGCAGGTGAAGACTTCGACTTCAATCAGGTTATGCCGAGCGCCGCCAGCTCAACCCATTGGCCAAATTGGCATTTTACGACCAACTCCGCATAACCATGCGCTCCGCATATTATCGGATCGCCTGATCACGCCAAACATCAGCGCCGTCGGGCATCAAAGCCTGACGGCGCTTTTGCGTTCGGCGCGCACCCGGAATTCCTCGAACACGCGGCGCAGCGCAAAGGACCGAGCAATCGACACGGCCGTGAAGACCAGGCCGATGACCAGATTGTCGGTAAGCGATACCTGCAGACCGAAGATCGGAAACACCGCGATCTGCGTCAGCACGGCGACGCCAAAGCCGACCAGGACATTCGCGATCGACTCGACCAGTGACATCCTTCGAGATTGCTTGTTCATGCGCCGCGCTCGGATCTTACGTCTTCGAAGGATCGACCATCGGTCTCGAGTTGCGCCTTGGCGCCTGTGAAGGATTGCCAGCGCTCGATGATGACATCGCAGTAACGCGGATCGATCTCCATTGCGAAGCAGCGGCGATCGACACTTTCCGCCGCGATGACCGTCGTGCCGCTGCCGGCGAAAGGCTCATAGACGGCATCCCCGCGTTCGCTGTTGTTGATCATGGGGCGACGCATGCATTCGACCGGCTTCTGGGTGCCGTGGACGGTCGCAGCATCCTCGTCACCGCCGCCGCCGATCGTCCAGACCGTCGATTGATCGCGCGCGCCCTGCCAATGCCCTGTCGCGCCCTTCCGAACCGCGTAGAAACAGGGCTCGTGCTGCCAATGATAATCGCCCCGGCCGAGCACGAAGCGCGACTTCGACCAGATGATCTGCGAGCGGATCGGAAACCCCTGGCATCGAGACTTTCGGCCACGGTCCTGGCATGGACGCCGGCGTGCCAGACATAGGCGACATCGCCAGGGAACAACGCCCAAGCGTCGCGCCAGTCCGCACGATCGTCGTTGGATACCCGGCCGGTGCGGGCTGTGGCCGATACACCAGCCTCATTGCGCCAGGACGGGTCGTAGTCGACGCCGTAGGGCGGGTCGGTGACCATCAGATGCGGGCGAACATCGCCAAGGAGTCGCGCGACATCCGAAGCGCGCGTTGCATCGCCGCAAAGGAGACGATGACGTCCGAGAATCCAGAGATCGCCGGGCCGGGAGATCGGCGTCTCCGGTGGCTCCGGGACGACATCCTCGTCCTCGTTGCCGCCCTTCTCGCTGTCCAAACTCGCCAACAGCCGATCGAGCTCATCCTCGGGAAAACCGAGAAGCTCCAGATCGACCCCGTCTTCCTTGAGTCGCGCCACCTCGGCCGACAACAGCGCATCGTCCCATCCAGAGTTGAGCGCGATCTGGTTGTCGGCGATCCGATAGGCGCGCGCCTGCGCGTCGGTCAAATGGTCGAGCCGGATAACCGGAACCTGTGAAAGCCCGAGACGCTGGGCGGCGAGCAGGCGGCCATGACCGGCAACCAGCACGCCGCGCTCGTCGACGAGACACGGGACGTTGAAGCCGAATTCCGCGATCGATCCCGCGATCTGCGCAACCTGCTCATCCGGATGCGTTCGGGCGTTGGCCGCATAGGGCAGCAGCCGGTCCAGGGGCCATTGCTCGATCTGGATCTGGTCACGCTGCATCGTCGATCTCGATGCCGCGTGCGGCCGCGACCGCTTCGAACGATTGCCCATCGCCGTCGAGCACGACGGCGGAAGACGGAAACAACTGACGCCAGCGCAGCAAGGCGACGTCGACATATTCGGGTGCCAACTCGATCGCCCGCACGCGGCGTCCCGCGCGCTCGCCCGCGACAAGCGTCGTGCCGGATCCCGCAAATGGCTCGAAGACAATGTCGTTCTGGTCGCAGTAGGTGTTCATCACGAACTCAGGCAGCGCTACCGGGAATACCGCCGGGTGCTCGGTCTCGATGCCGCGCGCCTTGTGCCGCGTGATGCGCAGGACATTGTCGGGGATGCGGGTTTCCTGGACGCCTTGTCCGGCATGGGTCCACTCACCCACCGTTCCATCCTTACCGCGCATGCCGCCATGGCTGTCATTGATGTGCCCGGCCCATTTGCAGGGCACGATCTTGTTCGGCTTGCGCGTTTGCCGATTGAAGTGAAAGAGCAGCTCGAAGGCAGGTGCAAGGCGGCCATTCCAGTCGCCGGGCAATCCCGGACCCTGATCCCAAACGTAGAAGCCGAAGCGTCGCCACCCGGACGCGCGCATCCAGTCGAGCCAGCCATTCCAATAGGGCTGCCACTCGTTGTCGCGATGGATCATGCCGAGATTGACGAGGACCTGGCCGTCTTGCGCCATGACGTCGTCGAGCCGACCGAACACGCCGCGCATCAGCGCTTCCCAATCGCCGATCCCGCCGGTCGTGTAATTGCGCTGATTGCCGTAGGGCGGGCTGGTGAAGAGCAGTGCGGCGCGCTCGCTTTCCATGAGGCGCGCGATCACGGCACCATAGGTGCTGTCGCCGCACAGCAAGCGATGCTCGCCCATGCGCCAGAGATCGCCGGACCGGCTGACCGGATTGCGGGGCGGCTCGGGCGCCTCGTCGGCATCGTCGTCGTTCGACGACAATTCCGGATTGTCGCCGATCGGCGACAAAAGCCGATCGATCTCGGCTTCGTCGAAGCCGGTGAGTTCGAGATTGAAGCCTTCGCCGTTCAGCGCGTGCAGTTCGGCGGCGAGCAATTCATCGTTCCAGCCCGCGTTCAGCGCCAGCTTGTTGTCGGCGATCACATAGGCTCGGCGCTGCGCCTCGCTGAGATGATCGAGCACAAGCACAGGGACCATGCTCAATCCCAGACGCCGCGCGGCATCGAGCCGGCCGTGCCCGGCGATCACCGTCCCGTCGCCCGCGACCAGGACTGGGTTGGTCCAGCCGAATTCGACGATGCTCGCCGCGATCTGGGCGACCTGCGCGTCGGAATGCGTGCGCGGATTGCGCGCATAGGCACGCAGGCGATCGAGCGGCCAATGCTCGACGCTGTCGGGCAAGCGAGGTTGCATGACGGGATGGGGTTACCAGGGGTTCGATGGTCGGGGCGGTAACCGGGCTTGCCGGTTACCGGATTGAGTTACCAGTCCCGCTTGCCCGCAAGGTCGCGCCATATCAAAGGCTTAGAGCGGCTGATCGCGCCAGGGCCGTGGTAACTGGTAACTCGGATTTCGGGGCAGTCGGTAGTGAACTTCCGCGCCAGCATACGAAATCGGCCAGGAAGGACCCGTGATATCAGCGGCTTAGGCGATTTGGGCGTAAATGAGTGTCGATTTGGGTGCCGGGGCGGAGTGGCCTTACGCGCGCCTCGCCCGAGCGTGATTGAAACCTAGCCAAAATCGCGCCGCTCTGTCTCGTCGGGAGATGTCTCACCAATAATTGTTTCACGCGCCCGAATAGGCTTGACCTCTTTTCCAAAGCCAGAGGCTGGCGAACATGACGATGACGATCATCATGATCATGATCGCGATCATCATCCGCTCGCGCGACCTGCGGACTGCTTAGGCTGGGAGTGGTTCGGTGCCCTTGTCCAGCAGTGCAAGGTATTTCGTGTAGGCGAACAGCCGACCGCGCTGCTTCCCGGTCACCTCCCGAACGATGCCTGCCTTTGCCATCAGCTCGAGCGACTTGCCGACGGTTGGAACCGAGAGCTTCAGCTCCTTGGCTGCGGACTGGATCGTCAGCATGGGACGCCGTTGCAGCAGCTCGTGAACCCTCAGCACGGATGCCGCAACGCGTCCGTGTTCGCGAATGGCGAGCCGGTCGGCCTCGAACAACGCCATCAACTCGCGCGCTGTGTCGGCAGCCTGTTCCGCCGTCTCGGCGACGCCTGTCAGGAAGAACTCCATCCACGCTTCCCAGCCTCCCGCCAGACGCACTTCCTGGAGCAGGCGGTAATAGTCGTCTCGACGGCTCTTGAAGAAAAGACTGAGGTAGAGGATCGGCTCGCGTAGCGCGCCAGCGTCGCACAGCATCAGTGTGATCAAGAGACGCCCAAGGCGTCCGTTTCCATCGAGGAAGGGATGGATCGTTTCGAACTGCACATGGGCAAGCCCCGCCCGAATGAGTGGCGGCATCGCCGGGTCGTCCATATGCAGAAACCGTTCGAATGCGGCGAGGCATTCATCCAGCCGATTGGGCGGTGGCGGCACGAACAGGGCATTGCCAGGCCTCGTCCCCCCGATCCAGTTCTGCGACCGGCGAAACTCGCCCGGCTGCTTGCTGGCACCGCGACCGGACTTGAGCAGGATCTCGTGCATCTCCCGCAGGAGACGAAGCGATAGCGGAAAGCCGCCACGCATGCGCCGCATGCCATGCTCGATCGCGGCGACATAGTTGGACACCTCCGTCACGTCATCGATGGGAACCTGGGGGATTTCGTCGTTCTCGAACAGGAGCAGATCGGACAGGGAGGATTGCGTCCCCTCGATCTGCGAGGACAGCAGCGCTTCCTTTTGCACATACATGCAGAGGAACAGCGGCGTTGCCGGCAGGATGGTGGTGACGCCGTCGAGCCGCCCGACGGCGCCACGGGCCCGGTCGTAGAGCGACAGGTAACGGCTGACGTCGAGGGCGGGAACGGGGGGCAAGGGCGCAGGGACAAAGGCCCGTACCTTCTCGCCGCCAACCGATGTTTCAACGTATGCCCCGAGCCTGCTGCTCGATGTTCCTGACACGTTCTCCATATCCTTTAATAGCACACGTCCGTTAATAAATGAAAGTGGATTTTCGTTTATTTAGTGGGCGTGCTAAGGAAAGGATCGTGTGCGCGGCCTGATCGGGGGGGCCTCATGAGCGCTTCTCCAACCAAGCGCTCCATGGCGGCGCGTTGACCGAACGAACGCGGTCTACCAGGAACGCGCGCGAGCGCTTGAGCTTCCCAGTGCCGCCATTCAGCCGCCACGTGATCAGGCTGAGGCTGTATTCCCAGCGCCGGCAGGCCGTCGCCCGCGAGATCCCAAAGCGCCAGCAGATCGGCTTCCACGGCGTCCCCTCGGCGCGGGCCCAGACGAGTTTCGCGTCCTCAGGTTCGAGCCAGCGAAGCCACGGCATGGCCGCCTCCATCCGGTCGATCGCGTCCGGTGCCGGGGCGGGGCGCCGAAGCCGCGGCGGCTCGCGCCCAACCAGATCGCCAAAATCAGGCAGGATTGCCGGCCACACGGAGAAGTACCCCTGCACGCGCACGGGCGGCAGACGCTTCATCACGTCGGCGGCCTCGATCAGGCGCTCCTCGACCCGCTCGCGTGTCCACTCAGCCATACCGTCGCTCCGTCGCCTGCAGCCTCTCTCCGTATAGCTTCTCGCCAAGCTGGCGGATGAGTTCGCGTTCGGGCCATGTGAGGCGCGGGTCGGCTGGACTGACGACCAGCAATCCTTGCTCACGCCAGCCCTCGCGCTTCACCTCCTCGGGCGACCGGCGTTCGCCGCCATAGCCTTTCGGATGCCACCTCATCGCCCGATCTCCTGCAGCACCGCTGCATAGCCAGCGACGTCGAGGATCGAGTCCTGATGCTTGGGATCATGCCCGAGCCGCGCTAGCTTCAGATCGATGAGGCAGAGCACGACCTCCGCCGGCGTGATGGGGCGGCCGAGCGTGATCGACCAGCGTCCGGCGACCACGGCCATCGCGGCGGCGGGTTCTCCATAGACCTTGCGGCGCTCGGCGACGACCGATGCGGCATGCCTCAGCATCGTCTCCCCGCTCATCGCACGCCTCCCTCGGTCTCGATGGCCCAGAGCAGGATGGCGATTGCATCCGCTTCATTGTCATCCGTCGGGGAAAAGCCCCGGGCGCGAACGGCGGTCATGACGGCAGCCTTGTCGGCGTTGCCCTTCGCCGCGATGTGCCGCTTGATCGTGCCGACGGGAACGCCCTGATAGGCGATCGTCCGCTGCTCACACCAGGCGCTCAGCGTCGCCAGGAAACCGCCATAGAGATGGGCCGCATCGGTACCGACATGGCGGCGAACCTCCTCGAAATAGATCGCCGCGAGACCGCCGGCGTCGGCAGTGATCTGGTCCAGCCAGCTCCGGAAGCGCAGGTAGCGCATGCCGCCACCGTCATAGCGGCTCGGCCGCAACGAGACCGTTCCGCTCGTGATCAGGCCGTCATGGCTGCGCAGTGCCCAGCCGGTCGTGGTGCCGAGATCGAGGCTGAGAATGGCGCGATGCGCATGAGCCGGATGCGGGCGGAATGCGATGGCCCCTGCTGCGGCGGGGCCGGTTTCGATGGTCGAGATCATGATTGTCTCCAAGGAGCGCGAGCAAGGGTCGGGTTTCGGATCGAAGACTCATCGCGGCGGACCGGTCGCTGCCGCCTGGAGACGGCCGAGTTGACGGAGCATGCCCATCAGAGCACCTCCTTGAGCCAGTCCGGCGCGGCGCCGTTCGGGGAACGTGATGAGGGACGTTCCCCCGCATGTTCCCCGGTGCAAGCCGTTGACGAACAAGCGCTTTGGGAAGGTGACGAAGGTGGGGAACGTTTTTCCCCATCCTCCATCGCGTGGGCGCAGCCGCGCACATGCGTTAGTGTCGAAAAACGTTCCCCATGTTCCCCACGTTCCCCGGAGCCTTTTGTTTCAATGGGTTGTGCCGGGGAACGTTGGTTTTCGACGTTCCCCTTTTCGGCGCAACGTTCCCCGCCCGATGCCGCGACACCTTGCGGAAAACGTTCCCCACGTTCCCCTTCGATCGTGAGCTGCCAGCGCTTGGCCTGATGGGAGACGCCCAGCGTGCGCACGCGCATCTTGCGGCCGTCGATATCGAAGACCCGGTCGCGCATGCGGGCGAGCGCCTTGCCGAGCCGTGTGCGCTGTGACCGGTCGCCCCCGGCGCCGAGCGGCAGCGGCGGCTCGCAGGCCAACGCCACCTCATAGAGATCGCCGGTGCCGACCTCTGCGGTCCCGAAGCGGTCCCACCAGGCGTCGATGAAGCTGCGCCAGATCGCGCCCTCGCCATCGGCGGCAGTGAGCATCTCGTCGAGGTTGGCGAGAAACCCTTCGATCCCGGCGACCTCGAGGACGCCGCCCATGATGCGCGACCAGCTCTCGTAGCTCCCGATCATGCGCGCGCCCCGTGGACGGCCGGCGGCGATCCAGGCCCGGCAGAGCGTGAGGCAGGCCGCGACGAGGCGCGGCCGGTTGGCGCGAACCCAGCTCATGAGATCAGGGTGGCGGAACCCCTCGCGCCGCCAGGGTTGATCAACGCGGGCGTCGAGGCGGATGCGCACGATGCGGCGCGCCATCTCGTTGGAGAATTCGGGATTGTTGCCGGTCGCGATCCAGACGCAGCGGATCGGCAATCGCGTCATCTCGGACGCCCCGAGAATGCGGTCCTCCCAGAAGGGCGCGGTGAGTGCTGCCGCAAGCGCGGAGGAGTCCAGCGGATGACGCAGATTGTCGATGAGCACGATCGAGGGAATCTGGCGCAGCTTGGCGGTCAGCCGCTTGCGCCACTCTTCATCGTCGCGGCCCTCGGTCATCACGGACGCGCTGACGCCGGTGAGCACGGTCGCGATCGCGTCGACCATCAGGGTCGCGCCGGTGCCGGGTGTCGGCTTCTCGATCAGGTGAAGCGGCGTCGGTGCCTCGATCATGGCGCGAAGAAAGCCGAGCAGCATCAGAGCAACGGCATGCGCGCGCTCCGCGTGGCCAGTGAAGGGGAACTCGCCCAGCATGTCGTCGACGATGAGACCGCGCGCGGTCGCGATCTCCGCCGGCGACGGGCGCTCCGGCACCTGCGGCACGGCAAAGCCCGGGGCCGGCTGGTAGAGCAGCCGCGCATCGGGGTGGTAGCCGGGCTCGGTCAGGAGGGCGCCATTGCGGCCGAAGACCGGCGTGGTGACGATCCCCGCCAGGACCGGCAGGCCGGGATCGGGCGTCGCCAGCAGCGACTTGATGAGCGGCGTCGGCGGATGCGCGGGAACAAGGTCGCCGTTTCGCGCCAGACGCCGCCAATCGGCGAGCTTGGCCAGCATGTGGCGCAGGCGCTCTTCCGTCACCGGCCGGGCCATGGGCAGGCCGTCATCGTCGTGCACGGCCCATGTCGGCATGCTGCCGCTGCGAAAGAACCAGGGCGTCCTGTTCGAGCCGAGCAGCAAACCCCAGCTGCGTGCGTGGGCGCGGGCGAGATCGCCCTCATCGGCGCGCAGTTGCGGCAAGCGCCCCTGGGGCTCGACGAAGCCGATCGGGCGGTTTCGGGCGCCATCCTGCGCATCCGTGCCATCCGCCACTGCACACGGCTCGGCCGCGTCGATGATCTGACGGACCGCATCCGCGCCGTCGCGCAGCAGAACGTCGTTGAAATCCTCGCCTTCCACTCGCGGCAGGGCGATAGCGACGCTGCGGCCTTCGGCGCGGAGACGTTGCGCCGCCGCCTCGGCCGCACGAAGGCCAGCGCCCGACGCATCGTGGTCGGCGAGCAGAATGACACGCCGGGCCTCCGGCGGCAGGACGACCTGTTCGAGGTTGGTGGCCGAGAGCGTCGCCCATACCGCCATGCCCGGGCAAGCCGTCATCACGGCGAGCGCCGTCTCGATGCCTTCGCTGAGACCAAGGACAGCATCGTCGGCGATCAGCGCCAGGCGCACGGCGCCGCCGCCGACCCGGCCCAGCATCTTCTTCGGCTTTTCGACCTCGGCTTTCGCCGCCCCGTCCGGGCGCAGGTAGATGCGGTGCAGGGCAACCACGCTGCCGGCGCGGTCGCGAACCAGGCCGACGATGGCCGGGAAACCGGTCCTCGTATCCCAATGCGCCAGATCCGGATGGAACAGGAGGTCGGACGGTGGCGGGACCGTCAGTCCTCGTGCGCGCAGATAGGCCTCACCCGGTGTGCCGGCGATCGGGAGGGCCCGCGAGAGGATGATCTCGATTTCTCGGGCAGAGTCTTTCTCCGGCTTCGCGGAAGCCGCCGAGGGTTCGCGCCTGGCTGGCGCCGCGGCCGACCATCCGACCAGATCGGCGGCATAGGCGAAAAGGTCGCGGCCCTTGAGGCCGGTCGCCTGTTCCAGCGTGCTCAGCGGCCCGCCGCCCTGGCCGCCGTCGAAGTCGATCCAGTCGCCGGCGTGCTCGCCTCTGAGCGTGATCACGCAGGAGCCGTTCTTTCGCGGCGCCGCGCCATTGATATTGGCAAGACGCCATTCGTCGCCGTTGCGACGGCCGTTCGGGAAGTGCTGCGGCACCCAGGTGTCGGTCCTGTCACGCAGGCCAGCCACGATGGCGTCGAGGTCGTAATGGACCGCGGGCGTTCTGGTGGGGGCGGTATCGTTGAAGTCAATCAAGGATCACCAGCCCTTGCTCCGCGCGCGTGATGGCGGTGTAGAGCCAGCGGGCGCGGTCCTCGGCGGTCCGCCCGAGACCGTCGTCGTAGACGATCACGTTCTCCCACTGCGAGCCTTGGGCCTTGTGGCAGGTGATGGCGTAGCCCCAAACGCTCTCGACAAGTCCCCGCATGTCACGCCAATCGCGGCGCAGGCGCTCGGCGTCGTAGGCGACGTGGTCGTCGAAATGACCCTTGTAGAACCACTGGCGACCGGGAACGCTCGTCCCGTCCTCGGTGCGCGCCGATGCGCTGAACGCGAGCGGGCTTTCGTCGCGGATGTCCGAAAGGTCGAGGAACATGCCGTTGACGAGACCGAGATCGTGCCGGTTCTTGAGGCAGATGATCTTCTCGCCGAGACCTCGCGGGTAAGCGTCAGGAAAGCCGGCCGCCTGTTTCATCGCGGTGTTCAGAAAGAGCCGCGTCGCGTTGCGGCCGCAGATCACTTGGCCGCCCTTGAGGAACTGATGTGGGCCGATGTCGGAGCGCCGCATCTTCCAGACGAAGTCGTCGTGCTCGCCGTAGGGAATGAGCACGCTCTGCCGCGCGAGCGTGGCGAGACGGATGATCGCGCTGGTCTCCGCCTGGCGATGGATATCGGTCAGCATCACGTCGGGATCGGCGTCGGTGAAGGCGCCGTCGCCCTTGATCGGCGGCAACTGACCGGGGTCGCCAAGCACCAGGATCGGCTTGCCAAAAGCAAGCAGATCGCTCGCCATTTCGGCGCCGACCATGGAGACCTCGTCCAGCACGATCAGGTCGGCGTCGCGGACCAGCGACTGCTCGTTCAGAATGAAACGAGGCTGATGGATGTCGGCGAGCCGGAGCTCCAGGCGGCGGATCTGGGTCTCCGCGAAGGAACGCTCGGCCGGTCCCATTGCGCGCAGGCCGCCGCGAAGCGTTTCCAGTTCGCGGGTGACACGCTCGATCTCCTCGGGCGTCGCCTCGGAGACCTTGTAGATCAGGCTGTGGATCGTCGAGGCTGGCGTTCCCTTCCGGGTCATCACCAGGGCCGCCTTGCCGGTGAAGGCGGCATAGAGCACGCCGCCCGAGCCGCCCGTGCGATCCATCGGTTCGAGACCGAGCTCGCCGATCGCATGCCGGGTGATGGTCGTCTTGCCCGTTCCTGCGTAACCGAACAGGCGGAACACCTGCTGATCGCGCGTGCGGCGCCGAAACCAGTCCTCGATCGCGGCGATTGCCGCCGCCTGCTGCGGAGACAGGATGAAGCTCATCGCTCGCCCTCCCAGCAGCGCTCCGCATAGGCGCACATGCGGCAGAGATAGAAGTCCCGGGCTGCGGCGATGCGCGGTGGAAGTTCGCCGGCTTCCGCGGCGCGCAGGATATCGACGGCCTTGTCGGACAGCGCCTGCGCGCAGGGCGGATCGAACCCGACCGCCTCGTGGTGGAGCGCCTCGGTGTCCTTGTTGAGCGCCGTGACGAGGGCGGTCTCCAGCTCCAGATAGCCCATGTAGAGCTGAACCTGCGCGAAGTAGACCGGCTTGGAGGCGCGCAAGCCACGCTTGACCAGGTCGTTCCAGGATTTGGCGTTCAGCGCCTTGTGCTCCCAGAGCACGGGCCAGCGCAGGCCGACATCGGGGCCGGCGACGATCACGCCGTCGATGTGGCCGCGCAGCTTGCCGCCCGCGGCCTCGAACCCGAATTGTCCGCCGTCGGCGCGCTCGGTGCGAAGGTCGAAGCCCGCGCCGCGCAGCCAGCGGATGGAGAGCGTCTCGAACTGGTGGCCGGCGTCGAAGATGCGCAGGATCGCGCCATCGAAATCCCGTCCCTCATCCTTGGGCGTATGGGTCACCTCGTAGACGAGCTTGCGCGCGCAGGGCTCGCCGATCCGGCTTCCACCGAGGTAATCGCGCGGCGTTTGCCGACGATTGCGTGCGACGAGCGCCGCATCGATCAGGGCATTGACCCGATCGGACACGCTGATCGCGTGGCCGATGCGGCCATAGACGAAGCCGGAGCCATGGTTGAGATCGATTCCCATCCGCCACCTCAAAAGGGAATCGGATCGTCGAGCGGGTCGGGGGCGGCTGCCTGGCGCTGCATCGACTCCTGAAACCCGTCGACGCAGGCCTCGATGATGCGATCGATCTCTTCCGGCTTCCGGTCGTAGAACGGCGCCATCAGGTCGAGCTCGGTGAGCGTCTCGGCGAGAAACCGGCGCGCCCCCTTGATCGCTCTGATCTCCATGTCGGTCTTGTCGATCATCCCGTTGTTCCTGTTGGCGAGCGCCGCGCCGACATCGAGGCAGCGCATCGAGCAGAAGCGGTGGTAAGGAAAGCGGCCCCAGCGCAGCTGGTGGACGTAGCCGAAGCCCCGCGCCTGACGTCCGCAGACGGCGCAGACGGCTACCCGAGCAAGAGCCGGGTCAGGTCCTCTGCGTCGTCCGGCTGATCCTTGATCCGGTGTGAGGCCAGGACGATGAACCGCGCGATCGCGTTCGCCGCCATGGCTTCCAGTTCGGGGAGCGTGAGAGCGGCGATGGGCTGGTGAAGCCTTCCGCGTCCTTCGAGCCATTGTCCCATCGCCTTCGCTGCCTCGCGCGTGACGTGCGCCTGCCACTCATCGGCCGTCATGACGGTCAGGTGTTGAGCCAAGCCGGGCCACTCGGGGCCGGCGTCGCTGCAGGTGCGGCTGCCGGGGCCGTTGCCGGAGCCGTGCCCGGCTGTGCCGGCCGGCTCCAGGCCGGGGCAGCGCTCGCGGGCGGCGATGCGGCGGGCTGCCCCCAGGCCGGAGCTGCGGGCGATGCGGGCGATGCAGCCTTCGGCCGCGCGCGGGTGCTGGGGCTCGGCGCCAGGACCTCGCCGTCCATCACCTTCCGCCAGTCGGGTTCGATCGGCAGAACCACACGGTCGAGCTTGTTGCTGTCGCCGTAGCGCGGATCGTCGCTGGGCTCGACCTTGATCTTGGCAACGAAGGTGATGCCGTCGAGGTCGGCCAGACCGCGCAGGATCCGCTTCGCCTTCGCCGCCTCGCTCATGTCCTGCGGATCGAGCCCGAGCGCGCTGTCGATCATCGCGCGGAAGCTCCCCTTCGAGATCTTCCAGCCTATCGAGACGCCGTGCTCGTCGACCTTGCCGCCGGAGACGGTGAACATCTGCCAGAACTTGCGCCGGACGTGTGGACCCTCCGCGACGGTGAACTCGGCATCCACCATCAGCACGTCGCTGCCGGGCGCGTTCGAGGCCTTGAGCAGCCCCCGGTCGATCTCGCTCTGGCCGTCTGTCCCGCCCGGCCGGATGGTCATGGTGACCTTGGCGAAGGTGCCGTCGGGGATCAGTTCGCCGCTCTTCTGCGGCTCGGCGTCGTTCATGTCGAAGCTCATGCTCGTCATCCTTTCCGTGTTGCATTGATCTTGGAGAGCAGCGCGCCGAGGTCGGGCGGCTCGGTGACATCGAGACGACCGCTGCGATCCTTCGCCGGCAGGCCGAAGGGATTGCCGGCGCGGCAGACGAGGCGGCGTTCTTCGCCGCGCTCGGGCTCATGCCGCCAGCCGTCCCCGTCGCGCGCGAACAGGCTCATGGTGATGACCTGATCGACAATGCCGGGAAGCTCGCGGCCGGCCTTGCCGCCTTCCATCTGCGGCTGCCAGGTCGTGCGGTTGAACTCGTCGGTGACGCGCTCCAGGATGCCGACGAAGATCACGGTCTTTCCGGGGGCGTGCTGCAGGTGCTTGAGCAGGCCGATGACCTCGCGGGCGAGCAGCCCGTAGGCGCCGCGGGTGTCGGGTTTGCCGGTCTTGTCGGAGAAGGCCTCGGGCCGCGTCTTCGCCCAGGCCATGGCTTGGCGCGTGAGGTCGGTGATCGAGTCGACGAAGATGATGCGCTTGCCCGCAATCATCTGAACGAAGGCGGGATAGCTTTCCCTGAGATGCTGGTAATGCGCCTCGGAGAAGAAGCCGCTCGGGTCGGCCGACGGATTGACCCCGCCGACGAGGCATCCGATGTCGAGGGCATCGGCGAAGGTGCGCACCGGAATGCTGTCGCCGGGCCAGTCCTGGACGGACTTCATGCCTGCCTCGAGGTCGATGCAGAGCGTCTCGGCCGGCGGCAGCGATTTCAGCAAGGATGTCTTGCCGACACCGCTTGGGCCGAAGATCGCCATGGTGGTCTTGGCGCCGGCCGCGGACAGCCGTTCGTCGGCGCTGACGATGCGTAGCGCCATCAGCGGCCTCCCGCGTCGCGTGACGCGACATCGAGAGCGCACTCACTCCCGTGCGCGCCGGCCTGCCGGGCGAGACCATAGAGCTTGCGCAAGGCGTGCAGGCGGTCGCCGATAGCGCTGAACTCGGCTTCGACGCCCAGCAAGGCGAAGGCGATATCGTCGAGCGTGGCGTCCTCGATCGGCTTGACCACCTGCTCGCGGCGGATCTCGCCGAGCACCGGGATGACGATGGTGTCGGGCAGCGCTTCGAGCGCGTAGTGGCGCTTGCGGATCTCGGTCAGGGCAGCAGAGCTGGTCATCGGGTATCCTCGGACTTGATGGTGAGACGGAAGGTCGGCTTGGCGGCCCGCACCGTACGGGCGGCGGCGAAGGCTTCGCGAATGGCGGTGGGCCAGGCGGTGTATTTGCGCTCGGGGACCTTGAAGCCGATTTCGACGTAATCGGCCGGGTTCTCCCCGCTCGCACGGATCCGCTCGACGAGTGCGGCGAGCAGCGACTGGTCCCAGTCGACCTTCTTCGGGAGATCGGCCGCGACGACGACGGCGCCGTCCTCAAAACGAACGAGGCCGGTGTCCTTGCCCTCGGCCCGGCGCACCGTCGCTGCCGCGTCGGCGTAGCGACGCGCGATCGCACCTTCGAGCCACTCCTTGAGCCGCTTGGCAGCATCCAGGGCGGCGTCGGCATCCTCCTGGAGCAGCGCCAGATGCTCCGCCGGAAGCTTTGCGATCTCGCCGACCGGCATGGTGCGGATGTCGTCGAGGCTGGGGCGGTTGTTGCGATCAGATGCCATCACGCCACCTCCGCCAGCAGAAGCGAGGACAGCGAGACCGAGGCCTGCCTCGGCTTCGGGCGGGCGATGGCGAGATAGCTGTAATCGTCCGACCGGTGGCGACGCTGCACGAGATGGATCAGTCCGCGCTCGGCCGCCCACCAGGCGCGGCGCGCGACGCGGGCGAGTTCCGCCCGCTCCCGCTCGGCAAGGCGCGTGCCCTGCGGCATGGTGTCGAGCGCGAGGAACCCACGGTGATATTCGAGGATGTCGCCGGGTGCTGCCTGACCGACCCAGCCGCAGAGATCGATCTCGGTGAGCGGCTTCCGGACAGCGGGGAATCTGGATGCAATGACGTTCATGATGGGCTCCTACTCACGCGCTCGCCGAACCGTCTCACGCGGCCCGGACGCCGATCGCCGTCAGGGCAAGGCGGATGTCCTTGACGCGGCGGTAGAGGCTGCTGCGGGCGCCATGGCCGCTCGCGGCAAGACGATCGACGGTGGTCCGGGAGAGGGCTGCACAGAGAGCGCCGTCGGCGGGTTCGAGCGAGCCAAGACCGCGCTCGACATCGAGACGCTCATCGGCGGTGGCGAACGCATCGACGGGCTGGCCGAAGAGCGCTGACAGCCCGTCGGCTTCGGCGACGAGGTCGCCGCGGGTCAGCCCGTCGCTCTCGGGAATGACCTCATCGAGCGAGATCGGCGTCGTGCCATACATCCGGCGCTCCCGCTTCACCTTGTTGGCGATGCGCTTCGCCCGATTGGCGAGGATGGCGCCGGCGAAGGCGCCGAGCGTGCCGCGATCTGCGTCGTAGGCGGGAAGCCGGGCGATCAGATCAACGAGCAGGTCCTGGCGGACATCGTCGAGATCGGCGCGAGGAAGCCGCAGCTGGCGGACGAGGCGGCGGGCGGCAATGTCCGCCTCATGGAGAAGGATCTTGAGGCGCCCCCCGCTTGGTCCCACGTTTGAAAGGAGAGTCCTCCAGCAATAAGAAGGCTCTTCAGATGCGCAAAAGCCGTTTCACCGAAGAACAGAT